TAATAATGGTGGTGCTGGAACTCAATCTCCAGGACAAGGTGGTTCAGGTGGTGGAGCAACAGCGGCTGGAACTACTAATCCTCAAAACCCTAGTCCAGCTACACCACATCCAGGAGGAGCAGGAGCAACAACTAGTATAACCGCTTCACCTGTAACTTATGCAGCAGGTGGTGGCACAAATGGAGATATTACTCCAGCCGTAGCTGGTTCAGCTAATACAGGTAATGGTTCTACTGGTGGTAAAGATAATTCAGATCTTACTGGTGCAGCTGGAGGATCTGGTATAGTAATAATAAGGTACAAATTTCAATAATTATGGCAAGTAAAATTAAAGTAGATAATATAACAGACCAAGACAATAACGCAGTTATTTCTAGATGTGGTTCAACTCATACTGTAACTGCTGAGGTTTATAAAGCAGACACAATTAAAGATACAAGTGATAATACTTATTTAGCAAAATGTGGTACTGCAATAACACTTGGAGGCGGTAGTGATACTACTACTGTTCCTGGTGCTGCAGTTGTAACTGGAAATGTAACAGGAGCAAATTTAATTTCTTCAGGTAACGTAGTAAAATCTAATGCTTATCAAGCATCTGACGGTGGAAGTATAATTTCTCAATCTGGAACTACAATTACAATAGGTGCATCTGGCGACACAGTATCTTTAGCTAGTGGTGCGTCACAATCTGGATTTGGTAGATCGGGTTCTGTTGATTGGGAGACCACTGCAAAAACTGGAGATTTTACAGCATCAAATGGTGAAGGTTATTTTGTTAATACTTCTTCTGGAGATATAACTATGACTTTACCAGCAGGTTCTGCTGGAGCGATTGTAGCAGCACAAGATTATAATAATACTTTTGATTCAAATTCTTTAACTATCCAAGCAGCTGGAAGTAATAAAATTAATGGAGGCTCTGGTGGCGGAAAAATTGTTTTAAACACTGAAGGAGAAGGAGTTACTTTGGTTTATGTAGATGACACGATTGGTTGGAGATCTATAGAACAATCTGTATTTACCGATCAAAGTGTTACAGCAGAATATATTGTGGCTACAGGTGGAACAATTACAACTTGTGGAGATTTCAAAGTTCATAGATTTACAGGCCCTGGAACTTTCACTGTTAGTGCGGCAGGTAACGCTTGTGGTTCAAATCAAGTGGATTATTTAGTTGTAGCTGGTGGTGGAGGTGGAGCAGGAAGAGATGTATCTGGAGGTGGTGGTGCAGGAGGTTTTAGAACTTCTAATTTTTGGGGTTTACCTTCCCCAACAACTTCGCCTTTGGCAAACCCAACTGGTGTGGTTGTATCAGCAACAGGATATCCAATAGCTGTTGGTGGCGGTGGAGGTGGAGCAACTTGTCAAGCAGGCCCAGGAAGTCCAGGAAGTAATTCATCAGCTTTAGGAATTACATCAACATCTGGCGGTGGTGGAACAGGTTTTGCAGGACCTAACCCAGCTCAACCTGGAGGATCAGGTGGTGGTGGCGGTAGATGTTCTCCAAGTAAATTTGGATCAGGAAATACACCTCCTGTTAGTCCACCTCAAGGAAATCCTGGAGGATCAGGTGCTCCTGGAAGTGGTAATGCTGATGGTGGCGGAGGTGGTGGCGGAGCTGGAGTTGCAGGATCTCCAGGAAACCCAGGAACAGGTAATGGAGGAGATGGTTCTTTTATATCACCTTCTTTTGCTACTCCTGGAGAAGGAACACCAGGCCCTGTAGGATCAACAAGATATTTTGCTGGTGGTGGAGGTGGAACTCAACATAGAAATCAAAACCCAGCTAATCCTGGAGATGGAGGTGCTGGTGGTGGAGGAGAGGGAGCTCCTTCTGGCCCAGGACCAAATGGAGTAACTAACACTGGTGGTGGTGGAGGTGCAAGTAGAGGAGCCCCTGCAAATGGTGGAAGTGGAGGAAGTGGTATGGTTATAATAAGATACAAATTTCAAAATTAGGTAAATTATGAGTGAAGTAAAAGTAAATAAAATTAGTCCAAGAACAGCGTGTGGTACTACTACATTAGGAGATAGTGGAGATACCTTTACAATTCCTTCTGGTGTAACAATTACTAACAATGGAACACAAACAGGTTTTGGTAGAACAGGGACTGTTGATTGGCAAACAGGATCTATTAAAACAGCTACATTCACAGCAGCAAATGGTGAAGGATATTTTGCTAATACATCAAGCAGTGCTTTTACAATGAATTTACCAGCAGGAACTGCAGGTAATATTGTTTCAGTTGTAGATTACACAAATACTTTTCAAACAAATAATTTAACAATATCACCAAACGGTTCGCAAAAAATAGGTGGAGTAAATGCTGATATAGCTTTAAATACAGAAGGACAATCAGTAACTTTAGTTTATGTAGATGATACTGAAGGTTGGAAAAATGTTCAAGATTCAACTAGTAATGTTGTAGGTAATAATTTTATAACAGCAACAGGCGGTACGATAACAGAGTGTGGTAATGATAAAATTCATACTTTTACTGGCCCTGGAACTTTTACGGTATCAGCTGTTTCAGCTTGCGCTGCTAATAACGTAGTTTCACATTTGGTGGTTGCAGGAGGAGCTGGTGGCGGAGCAGGTGGTGGTGGAGCAGGAGGTTTTCGAGAAGTAAAAAGCCCTGTAACACCTTATACTGCTAGTCCTTTAGATGGCTATCCATCTGCACCTAATAGAGTAACGGTATCAGCTACAGCATATCCAATAACTGTCGGAGGTGGTGGAGCTGGTAATCCTGGACCTAATTGTAAAGGTAATACAGGTTCAAATTCAGTTTTTAGTTCAATTACATCAAATGGGGGAGGTGGTGGAGCAGTGTTTGGTTCTGCACCAGCTGCAACAGGAAATAACGGAGGTTCTGGTGGAGGTGGAGCACGTAATGCTGGCCCTCAACCAGGTGGAACAGGGAACTCTCCTCCAGTTAGCCCACCTCAAGGCAATAATGGTGGTAGTGGATTTGAAGGAGGATGTTTTACTTCTGGTGGTGGAGGTGGAGCAGGAGCAGTAGGAACAAACGCTACTCCTAACGATGGAGGTCCAGGTGGTGCTGGAGTTGCAACATCAATATCAGGTTCATCTGTTACAAGAGCAGGTGGCGGTGGTGGAAGTAGAAGAGATCAAAATTCAGGAGGGTCTGGTGGACCTGGTGGCGGAGGAAATGGTGGCGGACAAGCTGGTGGTTCTGGAACTCCTGCCGTATCAGCTGGAACAGCTAATACTGGTGGTGGAGGTGGTGGAGGTGAAGCTCCTAGTTTATCACCAAACGTCAATGGACAACAAGGTGGTTCAGGAATAGTAATAATAAGGTATAAATTCCAGTAGTTGTATGATTAAAATTTATAATATATAATAGGAGATAATTATGGCACATTTTGCAAAACTAGGAGCAAACGGAAAAGTTATTCAAGTATTAACTCTTGATAACGAAGATATGTTAAATGCTGATGGTGTTGAAGATGAATCAGTTGGTCAACAATATTTAGAAACACATAATAATTGGCCTGCACAAATGTGGATTCAAACATCTTATAACACATCTAGTAATCAACATAAATTAGGCGGAACAGCTTTTAGAGGAAATTATGCAGGTATAGGTTATACTTGGGACGAAGATGATCAAATCTTTTGGCCTAAAAAACCATATGCATCTTGGGTAAAAAACACTACAACTGCTAGTTGGGATTCACCAATTGGTGATGCTCCTGATTTGACTGCAGAACAACAATCACAAAACGAAGCAGATACTCATTCATGGCATTACGTTTGGAATGAAGATAACACAACTTGGGATTTGACAGACCTTAAAGCATAATTTATATCTGAGGTGGTGCAGAAGAAAATATTAACAGAGCAGGCTTTATATTTTGGTGATGTTGCAATGCCTAAAGATTGGGACATTGACCGAGATAAATTATCAGGCGACATCTTACAATCACAAATTCAGAACAAACAATTTCCATTCTCTCGAACTTGGGATATTTTGAATACATATATTAGAGATCACATTGGTCTCGAGTATAATATGCGTTTAGTTAATAAAGAAACGTGGGGCAATATTTATAAACCTGCAGAAACAACAATACCATTACTTAATATTGATCCAGTAGATTTACGTAACTCACCAGACTTTACATTATTGTACGGTGTTAAAGTTAAAGATTGTATGGTCCGAATACATTATGAGGATAATAGACGTAAAGGGAGAAGTTGGGATATATCATTAGAAAATAATAAATTTATTATGTTTCCATCAACTAATATGTATTACTTAACTAATAACCAAAAAGATTCATTAAATTTTGTACAAACAATAACTTATGAATATATCTAATTACTATTGGTATTTTAGTGGGGTTCTTACACCTAAATTTTGTGACGATGTTATAGCATATGCAAATTCACAAGAAGAAGTTATGGCTAGAACAGGTGGCTATGGTGAAAGAAAATTAAACAAACAAGAAGTTAAAGATTTAAAAAGAAAAAGAAACTCAGATTTAGTTTGGTTAAATGATACTTGGATATATAAAGAATTACACCCATACGTTCACGAAGCAAACAAAGCAGCTGGTTGGAACTTTGAATGGGATAGATCTGAATCGTGTCAGTTTACAAAATATAAACATAACCAATATTATGATTGGCATTGTGATGGTTGGGATAAACCTTATGATAAACCAGACAATCCTAATGAACATGGTAAAATCAGAAAACTATCTATGACTTGTCAATTAACAGATGGTTCAGAATATAAAGGTGGAGAATTAGAATTTGATTTTAGAAACTATGATCCACATATGAGAGATGAAGATAGACATTTAAGAAGAGCAAAAGAAATATTACCTAAAGGAAGCATTATTGTTTTTCCTTCATTTGTTTGGCATAGAGTCAAACCCGTAACAGCAGGCACAAGGTATAGTCTAGTTGTATGGCATTTAGGAAAACCATTTAGATGAAATTAAAAAAAGTAATAGAGAATAAAGTAAAAGTAGATTACTTATTTATACAAGGTAATCTAGACCTAGATTTAAAATATTTTAAAAAACAAATAGAAGATGGAATTAAACAAAACAATAATAATAATTTTAGTACAAACGTACAAGGTTATATGACCTCTTATGGATACTTTACAAATAACAAAAATTTTTTAAAAAGCATTTTTCCTTTATTTGACTATTTAGATTCTTTAAAAAATATTAAACCTTATTATCTTTATAATTGTTGGGGTTTGAAAGAAAACTTTTCACATTTTACAGAATCGCACGATCATGATCCTTGTTATTTATCTGGAATAATTTATCTTAATAACCATAGTCAGACATTATTATTTCCTCAACTTAATAAAGAAATAAAACCAAAATCTAATTCTTTTATTCTTTTTTCGAGTTTTTTAGTTCATCAAACTAACAGAAACGTAACGGATGAGGATAAATATGCTTTATCATTTAATTTAAAAAAGAAGGAAAATAAAAATGTATATTAATAACTATTTTAATACGACCATTTGGTCAGAACAAAAACCAGAGTTTGTAAAATCTTTAAACAAAGCTTCTAACAAATATATTAAAGAAGCAAGAAACAGAAACAAAGAACATATAAAAAAACACGGTGACTTTGGTACATCACACCACTCAACACCATTAACGATGGACAATGACTTTTTAGATTTTAGAAACTATGTTGGTCAAAAGTCTTGGGAATATTTAGATCATCAAGGTTATGATATGTCACAATACACAACTATGTTTAGTGAGTTATGGGTACAAGAGTTTGCTAAAAAAGGTGGTGGTCATCACTCTGCACACATACATTGGAATCAACATGTATCAGGATTTTACTTTTTAAAGTGCAGTGATAAAACATCGTATCCAATTTTTCATGAACCAAGAACAGGTGCAAGAGCTACAAAATTAAAAATGAAATCAAATCAAAAAGGTTTATGGGCGGGTAGTGAACTTATACATTTTAAACCTACACCAGGTACATTAATTATATTTCCAGGGTTTTTGGAACACGAATATGCAGTAGACTTTGGTATAGAACCATTTAGATTTATACATTGGAATATACAAGCTGTACCAAAAGAAATGGCTAAAGATGTTTAAAAAGAAAAAATATACAGTCATCCGTCAAGCAATATCAAAAGACCTAGCAGCTTTTGTTGCAAACTATTTTTGCATGCAAAAGCAAGTATATGATACTTGCAAAGCATCAAGATATTTTTCACCCTTTGAAACTATTATTGGATATTATGAAGGTGAGAATGAACAAATACCAAACACATATTCTCAATATGCTAATATGGCTATGGAGACATTATTATTAAAATGTTTACCAGATATGGAAAAAGCAACAGGATTAAAATTGTACCCAGCTTATACTTATGCAAGAATTTATAAAAAAGGCGATGAACTCAAAAGACATAAAGATAGATTTAGTTGTGAGATATCTACAACAATGAATTTAGGTGGTGATGATTGGCCTATATATCTAGAGCCATCTGGAGAAGTTGGTAAGAAAGGTATTAAAGTAGATTTGAAACCAGGAGACATGTTGGTCTATTCTGGATGTGAGCTCGAACATTGGAGAAAAAAATTT